TGCCGCCACACCTTTGCAACGATGATGAAGCGGGTGGCTGGCTCCGATAAGGACAAGCTGGAATTGATGGGCCACACCTCTCCTGAAATGCTCCGACATTATCAAGATGTCTCCTTTGAAGACCTCCGAAAGGTGACTGATGCAATTTAGCCTATTACTAATCTATTGCAGAAAAAAACCCGGAAAGTATTGATATTACTGGATTTTTCTTTGAAATCAAGTCATCATCTCTATGGAAGGCAGCTTCCTGAATGGCTGTTTCGAGCTGAGAGCGCAAGAGCCTGTCCAACGGTTCTGGAAGTTTTACTCTTGCACTCATTTGGTCACGTCCTTATTACTTATTTGCAGCCGCCATCATAGCAGCCTCCAGTCGAGTACACAAACCCATGGGCCTGGACCCATCTGTAACGCCAGCCTTAACCACTCTTTCCAGCCCTTCAATTTCCCACTGCTGGGTCGGTTTCTTCTTGGCCTGTCTGGACATCCAGTTTTCCATCATTGCATCAAACTGATCCTGAGTCATATCATCATCCTCCTGATATTCGGGGCGATATGCGCCCACAATGAATTTCTTGTGTCTCCGGCGGCGCAGTACCGCACCTCCGTTGTCCTCACTGGCACTTCCGGTGTTGCCATCAATGGTGGTGATGTAGGTCCCGTCCCAGCTCTCGCAGATGCCAACATGTCCGGCGGAGCTTCTGCCGGAGAAGTTGAAGAACACGATGTCTCCCGGCCGGTAGTCAGTCACCGCCTGCTTCTTGTGGAAGGACATCAGCGTGGGGCAGTAGGCGGTCTTATCTCCGCCATAGTACAGGTCAGAGGCCCCAGCCTCCCGAAACACCCACCAGACGAACACGGCGCACCAGGGGTGTTTGCCATCGGATACCTCCCTGCCATAGTAGGCAGTGTTGTATTTCACATTATCACTTTTGGCAGGGGATTCTTTGGTCCCGATCTGCGACCGGGCGATCTCCAGAATATCATTTGCTGTCGGCATTTTCTCCCTCCTCAGTGGGAAGCTGGTAATAGTTTGTGATGGTCGTAGGGCTATCTTCCGTTCCATCTGTCAACACATCCTGCACCTTCTGGGACTGGGTCCCAAAATAGAAGGCAATGACCACCGCATAGACGGTCATGAAGTCCTGGGCGATCTTTCCGGTGACGGCCAGATAGGCGAACACACCGGTTAAGACCAGCGTGACCACGGACTTGACGGACATCAGGGCAGCTAAACGCTTCAAAATAGATTCAGGCATCTTTTTCATCCTTTCTGGCCTTATCGGGCCAATTATTATTCTTGCTCAGATTCTCCACCAGTGATTTGATGGCATAAGCCAGGACCACCCCAATAATCTCTGTGAGAGCTACCTGGGACAGGCTCTCAGCGATCTCTGTCCGGCCCAGGTAGGCCAGCAGATAGGAGCACCACACCCAGGCGCAGCCATTGCACAGGCACAGCCAGACGATGGCCTTCATGGTCTCTGTGCGCCCCCTTCTGGACCGGTGGGCGGACAGCCACCACAGCCCCAGACAGAACACACAGGCCAGCGAGAACGCCGCTACAACGGCCAGGATCATCTGCGTGCTCATGCTTCCCTCCTCATGATGGGGAGGCGTTCCACTTCATCCATGACTGTATTTAGATGCCCATTCCCGCCCAGCTTTTTATATGCCCGGTACATCTCCTGGAGGTTTTCTTTGTCCTCAAGTGATATGCCGTGACTGCTGATATAGGATTTTCCGAGATACCTGACTCGGTCTACCGTGAGAACTTTCAGTCCATCCACCACAGCATCCATCTTTTCGTCCTGCTTGTCCGCTTTGTTCCATTTGCGGTTTAAGTAGGCAAGCAGGATAGCCATTGTTCCGGACCCAATTCCAGCGCCCAAAATCCCAACAATAAAGTCCATTGTGTCACTCCTAAGAATCAGTATCCATTTTCGAAAAAGCTTGTTTCCATCTTGCGGGCCCTCTTTTGATGTGCTATAATGACGCCACATCCGACCAACTCTGAAAAGGTTACCCCCTTTTTTCGACAATCGGATGTTCCCCCCTGTATTCCTATCCGTACAGGGGGGGATTTTTTATACCCTTTCCCACGCCTGCGGGTAATCTGTTGGACTATGTACGGTGTTGTCCGTCAGGCATCGATATACTACGCCGCCGTCCACGCAGCACTCCCCAGTCATGTACATGCCGCTGGTGCCGTTGGGGGCCTGATAGGGCTTTGCTCTGGCGGGGTCTTTCGTGTGGCAGATAGACCACAGGGCAGGGAGGTCCGCCGGCCTCTGGTCAGGCCATGTGGAGGCGTTGTAGGGCTGGAGGAGCTTGTACACCTGCTCGCCGTCCCTCACCGGGGCCCCGATGGGCCACAGACTATAGTCCTTTTCCGAGTCAAAATTGGGGGTCTTGCTCTCCTCAGCAATGATGGCTGTGCCGTCAAGATCGGGGGCCCGGCTTCGCAGGTCAAGGGCGTCTGCCGCACCCTGGGACCTCATTATGCTAAGGACCAATTCTTTGGTGGTCATGCGCTCTGCACCCCCTCCTGGTACGCCGCCGCCATGCTGTCCCATACTGCGGCGACCTCCTGCTTGTCTGCCTTGTTTTGCTCCACATCCTCCAAGCGGCTCTCAGGGGTGACCTCGGCCTCTTTCGCCGCCCTCAGATAGACCTCAAGGTTTCCCTCGATATCCTCCTGGGAGATGGTGGGCTGTTCCAGGTGATATTCGTCATACTCCCAGCCCGTGATGGTGGTCTCGTCCAACTGCTCATGGTATTCTTCGACATTCTCATAGAACCGCACCAGACACCATCCGGGTTTATTGGGCATTGCCTCGATGGAGAACGTGCCGGGGTTGTTATCGCCTCTCACTCTCATGCTTTCACCTCCCGGAACTGGAGACGGGCACCAATAGTTGAGTTCGATTCCAATGAAGTGTAATTGCTACCAAAGCGAAAGAGTCCGGCATAGGAGCCGTCACTATAGTAACCCCCGACAACGAGAACCTGCCACCCCTGGGAAAGGTGGGTTACGTAATCTGGAATGAAGGTAGATCCACTTCCCCCCACCTCATTCGGCAGATAAGCCCACGGAAAATTGGTGGATAGGCCCAATCCTTTGGTCCAGCCTGAGGTCGGAAGTTTAATGTTAGAATATGGGTAATTGGTGTCGGTATCATCGGTATAAATTTCCGGGTCCGTGCAGATATAAACACTTTGTCCATAGACGTTAATTCCATCAATAAATTCAGACACATTCCCCCACGGGTTCTCAATTCCACGGTACTGCACCGCAGCATTATCACCCGAGTTTGCTCTTCCGGTGTGGTAGACCATGGCGTCAGTCTCGCCGGTTTTATGGGCGGCTGTGTCGTTGACGATCCCCGGACCTATCTTCTTTTGACTATCCCAATCGGCGTATTCGACCAGATACAACAAATCATAAGCGCACCATGCGGCGATGTCACGGAGCTGGAAGCCGGAGGCCATGTTTCTGGCGTAATCCCGGAATGTGCTTCTTGTTTTGCTCACACTCGGGGTCGTACCGGAATAGCTGGCAAGAATAAACCCCAGTGTACCTGACGATGCTTCACCGGCCTCATACCTCGCCAAATAATTATCACCGCTCCCCGGATGCAAAGAAAGTCCGTCTACTGGCCCATCCGCAATGTAATATCGGAAGATGCTTCCTACCCTTTCGATTTTATAGTAAAACTCCGGGATTTTTACCATTACGGGTCTATCTATGCTTGTCCTTTTAAATCCAGGGTCACCTTTCTTGGATGAAACTTTTCCGGTTGCATTATTTAAGGTACATTCCTCCATCCCCATCCACGGCATATAGCTGTCGAATGGTGAGGAGCCTGAGCCTGTCCCAACTGCGGGTACGGGCTCGGTTGTGATGTCAACAGTGACCAGCTTGTTGGGATCGTTGGCTTTGGTCAGACGGGTCAGGGCGGTGGATGGTTGGGATCTGTCCCAGGAGACGCCGAAGACGGAGGTGAGGGATTCGATATCTATCATTCGTAAATTGGTCGAAGAATCCCAATTTTCGGATTCTTCAGATAAAAAAATCAAAGAAATATAGTTTAGATTATTTGGTAGTTCTTTTTTTGCCAGTACGGTCACCGTTTTATTTTCGTTATTGAACGAAAAGCTTGCATATTGTGAGTAATCTGGATTGCTCCACGATACGCTTATGTCCCCACCAAATCGTGTGCTCGCTGTATAGGTAACGGATTTATTATTTGCGTTAAGGGTAACTTTGCCACTAGGTAATAACGAGACGTTGTTCATTGCCTTCCTAATCGTCCACGTCGCATTTTTCGTCTCCGTAGTCCCGTCCCACCACTGATATCCGGGCTTCGGTTGAAATCCCATAGTATAAGTCCCGGCGTTTGTTTGGTATGATGCCCCAACCAAAGTAAGTTCTTCTGTGTTAAGGTCGTTCCACTCTGCCATTTGTGCTTCGCCATTATAAGTAAGTGTACCCTTTTGGCTTGGAACCACCGGAATGATAATCGCAAACTGCACCGCCACGCTCAGAGAGGCACTGGCCGCTGTGTAGTTTGTCCCCTCGCTGGCTGATACCTGGATGGCCGTATTGCCGGTCTCCACACCTGTTACTGTCAGGGTGGTCCCCTCCAGGGACGCCGTAGCAACGCCGGAGTTATCAGACTGTGCGGACAGAGTGCCGTCCCCCGTGTAGGTGACAGCCACCGCCTGAGATGTGGTGGAGGTATCCAGGCTCACAGATGTCGGGTCAAACGTGATGCTGGGGGTGGCCTTATCAATAGACCACTGGATATCCTTCGCCTCCGTGCTCCCGTCCGCCCACTTGTACTGCGCTGTTGGGGTGACCACCGCTGTATAGCTCCCAGCATTCGTGCCGGACGTGTCGCCGGATAGGACCATCTTGTCTGCATCGTAGCCCGTCAGGGTGGGGCTCTGGGTTTGTCCATTGTATGTAAGGCTCCCGGATACCGTGGGCACAGAGATGGTCCCACGCTCCACAGTGATGGCCTGCACAGCGGTCTTTGTCACCCCGGCCTCGGTGTAGATGATCTCCACCTCACTCGTCCCCTCGGGCAGTGCTCCGCTGGGGGAGTAGGTCCAGCCGGTGGCCGTCAGGGTGGCCCCGTTGGAGTACGACGCCGTGACCACCATCCCCGCAGGGTCAAAGACCTCTCCGGGGAGATATGTGATATTGTCAGGCGGTGTGGTGATGGCAATGCTCTCCAGCTTGATACCGCCTCCTGCGCCGCCCACCATGTTAAATACCATCTTGCGCCTCCACTCTAAGGATATTTACCAAAAGGTCCGCTTCGGGTGTCTCCGTACACACAAAGGTCATTTGTCCGTTTGCGCCCACATCCTTTGCCCTCACAATAGCTGTGGCATAAGCCATATATGATTCTTCAGCCGGACATACAATGTAAGAATAAGCGCCCGTTAAAATCTTATCGTTGCTCACCGTTTGCTCGTTTTCGGCCCACCCAGCTCCCGTAAGGGTCACCGAAAACGGCTCTGCTTTCGGACCGGGCTCCCCTTGTGGTCCCTGTTCCCCTCTGGGACCTTCCGGACCAATGGGCCCCTGAGCTCCAGCAGGCCCTTCAGGTCCTTGCTCTCCTTGATCTCCCTTCGGCCCCTGGTCGCCAGTGTCTCCCTTCTCACCGGGAGGGCCCTGGATGCCTTGCTGGCCTCGTGGCCCCTCTGGGCCCACATCTCCTTTTGGACCTGTCTCCCCAGGCTCTCCCTTATCGCCTTTAGGGCCCTGCTCGCCCTGCGGACCGGCGGGGCCTGTATCGCCTTTCGGGCCGATCTCTCCTTGTTCCCCGGGCTCTCCCTTTGGTCCTTGCTCTCCCTTCGGGCCCTGCGGTCCCGCTGGCCCCTGGAGCTTGCCGATGCTCTTCCAGTTCATCAGGTCTTCCGACCAGATGTAGATCGTGTTGTCATCTTCCGAGCCCACGGCATAAGCATCTCCAGGCTCGCCAATGGGGTGGGCGGATTTCAGCTCCTCCAGGGTATCAAAGCGGTCTCTTACCACAAATGAGGTCCCGTCTATTCCGGCGGGTCCTTGTGGGCCGGGTTCTCCCTGGTCTCCTTTAGGTCCTTGCTTTCCCTGCTCGCCCTGATCGCCTTTCGGACCCTGGGGGCCTTCCGGTCCACGCTCTCCCGGAGGTCCCTGCTCGCCGGCCGGGCCTTGTTCGCCGGTATCTCCCTTAGGCCCTTGTAGGCCAACTGGCCCCTCCGGCCCTTGCGGGCCGGTCGGTCCCGGGTCCCCCTTTGGTCCAGCCGGCCCCTCTGGACCGGGGTCACCCTTCTCGCCCTTTTCTCCTGCTGGTATTTTGAGTTCGCCTGATGTTTTATTCCCGATCAGTTCCACTCCGTTGATGCTGGGCCTGTTTTTGAGCTTATTGTAATCCGTGGTCCCAACAGTCCCGCCTTCCGCGGGGAGAGGGATATCAGACTCCTTGTACTCCATATCATCAGGGTCCCAGATCAGCCAGTATCCATTCTCGCCGGGCTGGGGCGGATTGTTGTTGATGCTGGTGAGCCTGTCCTCCATTTGCTCAAATTCAGAGGGCAGGGGAGGGGGGAAGGAGTCTGTGGCGTTGATGGAGTTATGCACATGGGATAGGAAAATATTGCTGTGCCGGACCTGATCTCCCAATGTCCCACGCACCTGCATCTCGTAGACCCCATCATCCGCCAGCATGGAGGAGGTGAGGAGTGCATAGTAGACGTTATCTCTGCGGTTGAGCTGGATGATGTTTTTCTCTCCATCTTTTGCCACATCGACCTTCAGGTCCCAGCCATCCGGCAGATCTGTGCTGATCTCCAGGGTGACGGCATTGTTGTCCCCCTCAAACCCCAGCGAAAAATCTGCCGGGACACAAATATGCCAGTCCTGCATATAGAGCACAGCAATCACCTCCATCAAATCTTGCCTAGTTTCGTGTCTATCTCTTCACCGCTATATTTGAGCATGTAATAGCCGGAGGGAGCCGCGGCCAGAGCATTGACTCCCGCATTGGCGATCTGCCCCCGCAGCTGCTCCACTTCCACCCTGAGCTGTGCCACCTGGGCATTCAGTTCGTCTATCGTTGCCATGTCTACCCTCCTATACGATGAGCCGTCTGCCGTACTTGTCCAGCAGCATCAGGCCGTTTTTGTCCTTGAGCTGGCCGTCCTGGACCGGAGTCGTAACGCCGTAATACAGGATGATGCAACCGTCCGCGCCAGCTCCACCTTTGCCACCGGCTCCACCAGAGCCTGGCTTAGAATCATAGGCGTTTACAGTCGCACGAACATATGCGCGGTCAGTTGTTGTCTTTCTTACGGTAAATGTAGCACTTGCCCTAACATTGAGAGACGCAGACGCTGTTCCGCCGCCGCCACCACCGCCGCCGCCGCCAGAGCCAGACTGCCCATATTTACTTCCACGCACGCCATCGGCCCCCGTCCCACCATCACCTCCGTATGATGGCCGAAGGGTGCCAAATGCCTCGCCTGGGTTATAATCAGAGGAAAAACTGGCGCGTGTAGAGGCTCCACCGTCTCCTCCGCTGTTGTTCCCCGAGTCTCCTCCTGCACCGCCGCCACCTGCACCCCCCGCGTTCCCGGATACGCTATGTTGTCCTTTTGTGTCATATTCGTTTCCGTAGTTCGTAGGATTGTCGGAATCGTTGTAATCGCGTGAACTTGCGGAATTGCCACCTGCGCCGCCTGTCGATTCGCCAGCGGCCCCGGCACTTCCGCCTTTTCCGCCTCTCTCTCCTGCATTGCCGCTTGTTGCGAACGTCTCGCCTGTAATAATGTCTGTGTATCCTGCACCAGAGGACGTTCCAGAACCTGACGAAACACTTCCAAATGTTGTATTTCCTCCGGCGGCACCGTTAGACTGCCCCCCAGCTCCGCAGTTGTAAGAAATCCTCTGTCCCGGCGTCACTGTGATTGTTTTCCGGTAAACCTTTCCTGGCGCTCCAGCTGCACCTCCATCCCCTCCTTCCCCTGGATCTGTATTACTCTGGGATGTTGATGCGCTCGTTGAAATAGTTTTGCTGCTTCCTACAGATAGACCAGACAGACTAACACTATCGCCCTCAGTAAAATTTTCTCCCCAAGTCCCAGAGCCGCCGGGCCCAGCCTCTCCAGGATTCCCATCATAGCCAGCTCCGCCGCCGCCAATTACGACCACCTCAACCTCACTAACACCATCCGGTACAGTCCAGGTCCCAGATCCTATGAGGAGTTCGTGCTCATCGTAGGTCTGACTATTATCCTGCCTGATGGGGGTAAATCCGACTAGCATTTTTTCGTTTGCCTTAATCGTATTCGACAATATTATGTCTGCTTCTTGAATGCAAACATCCACAGATGTCTTGTCGAATGGGTCCCATGTGGATATAAGATCCCCCGGAATTTCACCCTGGTAAACTACACTAGTTTTAATTGTCCGGTTCCATTTTAGGTAATTTACAAGGTTGTTTGAAACAGCTTGTGAATTTACCAGCGATACAAGCGTAGCGTCCTTCACTGCCTTTATGTTAGGCTCAGATGCGGAAGACACGGTTTTGATGATTTCTCGGGTGTTATGTTTATATTTCCGTCCCTTTAGAGTTCCGTTACCGGCAGATAGCTTTGCAAAGTTCGCGCCCTGGCTCTGTATCGTGAACCCGGAGGCAGTAAGACCATAGACCGGTTCATCAAAGGTGATAATATCGCCGCTTTGGGTCGTGCCGCTGAACAGCTCATCAAGATCTCCACTTGCCACATATTGGTGCTCTGTCAGTGAGACTTGGGTAACTTTTGACGCGTATTCAACAGAGGCGCCTTGATACATTCGGTCTGTCCCGATGTCACCACTCAGCCCATCCCACAGCTCCTCGATCCGTAACACGCCGTTCAAGTCTGTTCGGAGAGTGGCCCCCATCGCAAACAGGACTTGGGCGAGGTTGTCTCTCGGTGTTGCAATGGGGAGCCAGCCATATAACTTTATGGGCCGCAGCTTGTTCTGGATATCATACTTTACTGACCCGCAGATGCTACCGATAATGGATTCAGCAGTCTGCCCTGTATAGATGCCGCCGTAGTGGTTACCATCACTCAATATACCGACCGCAGATGTAGCCGAAACCTTGTACAAATCAGCTGCAGTTCTCTTCACGTCCTGGACATAAAATATCCCGAGTTGACGCTCACCGTTGAACACTGTGATAGGAGCGTTTCTGGAGAAATTGGTCAGATTCTTGTTTGGGCTTTTCAAAGTCACGTTGAACGTATTGCTCTCCAGAGAGGACGAAAGCAGAGATGTAGCCAGTCTCATATTTCCGTTCTGTATCTCTGTCCCGGTGTATGTTCGTCCGTCATATACGATTTTAGTCGTGTTCGCCATCTCGTATCACCTCACGGCTTTAGCTGTGCGTCCATGGGTACAAAGCTCACTTCAATCTCGCCCCAGTAGGTCACCCCGTTTTCCACCTTCTCAATGTCCTGAGATGCACTGGTGTAGTAGGCTTGGTAGCTGATGGTCTTCTGGCCATCAGCCGCCTCCAGTAGAACAGAATCATCAATGGAGTGCTGATAGAGATAGTCCCAAAAGTCATCCAGCCCTTTATAGTCGTCTCCGCGCCGAAACACGGTGATTTTGTGACCAAGGTATGTGCCGATGATATCTCGAATCATTAGACCGGAGAGGACGCGGCCCGCATTGTCCCCATCCAGCACATTGAAGTTCCGGTTGTAGGCCGAGATAGCGATGTCCGCATCAAATTCCCGCCCATTCAGTTTGATGTAACTCAAAATTACACCTCCACCAACTCCACACCGATTCGTTTCCCTTCCGCTTGATTGGCCCGATAGGTTACACGGCCCAGCACCTGCTTGTCCACTTCCAGAATCACAGTCTGGTTGCCTCCATGGCCGTTTATCCCGCTCCGCTGGATTCCGCGCATGACCGCAGCCTCGATTTCCGATGTAGGAGCCTCGATGTTTGTTCCGCTTTTCTGATCCCCCAATACCGCCAAGAACTCACGGTTCGGCGGAATGACAGCGCCACGGGCCAGCGCAGGGACATCCTCTAAGGCGAGACGAGGGGCCGCCATTCTGCTGCTGAAGCCTTCACCTCTAATTCCGCTTGTTCCGCTACTCCCTAATTTGAGAGCTGTTCCGCCGCCGAGGAGTGCGATTCCAGCCAGAAGCATGACTGGGTTATGCGTCATCGCTCCGATCGCAACTAAAGCAATTCCAGCAAGCAACATTGCGGTGGAAACCCATCCAGCCACTTCTTCAAGATGCAAAGTTTCAACCCAGCTTTGAAGTGTTCCACTTTCATTCCCGATAACCAACCCTGCTACAAGCAAAGCCATGCCCCCCAGGAACATAGAAATATTCTTGGTCATAAGTCCTATTGCCACAAGGCCAATCCCGACAAGCAAAACTGCAGCAGTTACATATCCCATTACTTTTTCAAGTCCCAATGTTTCAACCCAGTCCTGCAAATGTCCTTCGTTTACTGAAGCAACAATTCCAAGACCAAGAACGATTGCTCCCACAATCAACAGCGGAATATTCGCCGTAGCTGCCGCAATGGCGACCATTGCAATTCCGGCTAGAAGTATTGCTACAGAAATCCACTGGGCAACAGTCGTGAGCTTTAGCGTTTCCCACCATGCCATCAACGTTTGCTCCCCAAGCACTTCTATCGTGATACCAGCCGCAAGTAAAACTGCCCCTGCGACAACCATAAAGATGTTTGTCATTGCCGCTCCAATGCAAATTAGCGCAATCCCGGCAATTTGGATAGCGGCTGCTACATACTCAAACGCAGAATCAAGCCCAAGCGTCTCCGCCCATGATTTCAGTGTCCCGCTTTCAATGCCCACATACACTCCTGCAGCGAATAAAGCAATACCGGATATTACCATCAAAATGTTCCCGAGACCAGCCCCAATACAGACAAGCGCAAATCCAGCAATAAGCAGTGCAGCAGTTATAAACTGCGCTGCTCTCGAAAGTCCAAGGGTTTCTGCCCAGTCTTGCATCATACCGCTCTGCGCCACATATGTAACAGCCACACCAACCAAAGCAAGACCAGCTATCACGAGCAGTATATTTGCTGTTGCCGCTCCGATTGCCACCATCGCAATTCCGCCAAGGATAACAGCGATGACCACAAATTCCTGTACACTGTTCAGCCCAAGTGCATCGACCAAAGACCGAAGTTGTTCGTTTTCTCTAGAAAATGTAATCCCGGTTCCGAGCAGTAGCAGGCCGGAAATAACGAGCAGCAGACTTCCCATTGATGCACCGATTGCGACAAGCGCGATTCCTCCAAGCATCAGAGCAGCTGGGACCCACGCAGATACGCTTTCCATTATTTGTTGTAACCATCCGCTGTTTTGATTAACTGCGGAAAAATCGGGTGCAATTTCCTGATTTTTATTGGAACTTTTTTTGCTTCCACCTGAAAGCTGATTGATCTCATCAAATGATGCAAGGGACTTTTCTGCTTCCTCCGCTGCCTGCCCGGTTCCCTCAATGGCTTCTGTTTCATCATATAGATTTTCTGCGGACTCAGCAGCTTGTTCTGCTGTAGTCCCAAAAAGGGCCGCAGTAAGATGCGCCGCCATCGAAATAACTCTGGCCAGCATATCGACAAACTTGGTAAACGCTGGTATAATGATGTCAATTAAAGGTTGCGCCAATGTGAGCAGCGCACCCTTCAAGCGGGCAATCGCAGCACGAGCCTCGTCATTCGTCTTAATGACTTTTCCCATCCATTCGCGGAATTTTGCAAGTGCCTGTGAGATGATGGTAAAGATCAGTGCACTCCTGATGACCTCCCGCAGACGCATGGAGAACTTACTTGCACTTTTCTGCGCCTTGTCAACGGATTTTGCCATCTTTTCGGCGGATGGACCAGCTTTAGCCATATTCTGCTGGATACCTCCGGCCTCCGCCTTTGCACTGTTCAGTTTAGCCTCCAGACCTGAAATCTTAGAATCGTAAGCGGAAAGAGCCTTGTCGGCCTGTTTCCACTCCTTTTCGATAGCGTCAACTTCGGCCTGCTGCTGTTTCAGAGCGGCCTCGACCATAGGGCTATCTGAATAGGCGCGCATATAATCATCTGCGGTCGCTCCCGCTTGCATAGCGGAGTTAATGGCGTTCTGCTCATCCTGGAGCATTGCCAGCCGCTTCCGGGCCTCGTCCAGCTTTGCGTTGACCGAGTTCAGGTTATTTTCAAGGGGCAGTCGCCCCTGCTTTTTAGATGCAAGCTGATCCTCGATCGATTTGATTTGTTTATTCAGGCGGGTCAATTCCCGCTGTGCGTTTTTATCATCAATATTGGTCTCAATGACGATGGAACCGTCTGCGGACATATAAAACACCACCTTGAAGGGGAAGATTTATGTGGATGGGTATAAAGAAATCATAATCACAAGGGAGAAGTCCATGTGGGGTTGTGCGGTTGATTTTACTGTCCTTTTAGACGGTAAGGTTGTCGGGACTTTGAGGAATGGGGACACAATCTCTGTTTACACTCAAGATGGGCCGCATACGCTTTTATTTCAAAAAGGGAAAAAGATAGATTGTTCTGTTTCGATTCTTATATCGCCAGAAGACAAGGTATGGGTCGTGAATACGGAAATATCTGGTTCTCATCTTGCGGTAGATAGTCAATACGCATCAAACACGACAGAGGCCACCGCTTTCGATCGCGAGAACTCTCCAAGGAAACAAGCTAAGAGAAGCAAAGGAAATGTTGCCTTTGCGGTAGTAATTGTCGTTGCTGCACTTGCTGCTCTATCGCTTACTTTTAAGGGCCATTCTGATGATTCGTCAAACGATAGACCTAGCCCGCATCAATCAAACATTTCCACACAGCTTGACAATAACTTAACGCCGGACAGCCAGCCGGAGGAAATCACAATTTCTGCAACTGATTTGTGGGCGGCATATAAGGAGAACACAGTAAATGCAGATGCGCTATACAAAGATAAAATTTTGGTCGTGACTGGGACCATTCAAAATATTGGACAGGATATCGTGACAAAAGCCCCTTGCATTTCCATTGAAACAAATGACGGGTATGGACTTTATCCCATCCAATGTTTTTTCCCAAAGAACGGGGACCAGACAGATTTGATTGCTCAGTTAAAGGATGGAGATCAAATCGTAATTGCTGGAAAGTGTGATGGTATTCCTCTTGCGCAAGTACAATTAACAAAATGCTCCATACGATGACTTAGCCGCTCCTCCGGGGGCGGTTTTATTTTGCGCCCGTCCAGAAGCTTACAAGTTTGTTTTCTGCTTCGCTGTAGGTATGCTTGATATCAATAATGTCACGGTTTTTGCGGTAAAATTCCCGGTCAGACTTGTCTAGCGACTTTCCCTTGGCCTTCTTGTCGCGGATTCGGACGATCTGTGCGAATAAACAGTCTCCAATCTCTGAATAAGCAGAGAGAATAGTCCACCAGTGTATCCCGCCCGTGTTAGTTTCGATGTCGTAGTCCACAGCGCGGGCTTCATAGCCCAGCACACGATTGACCGGGGCGATGATGCGGGGGAAGTCCATCGGCCAGTCCACAAGGTGGGGACCTCTCTGCTCCCGTGGCTCCTCGCCGCCGTTGATGAACCGGAACACCTCTTTCATAGCCGCGTCATAGTCGGTCAGTTCGTCAAAGTCGATGTAGAAGATCTGGAGCACGTCAAGAGCGCGGTCCTCCTCGCTGGAATCCGGGTCGTTCATGGCCTCGAAGATATCAAGAATTACCCGATAATCATAGCGGATAGCAAACTCTTTCCCGTTTATCTCCACGCTTTTGGGAAGTCCATAGCTCATGTCGTGCTCCTTTGGTTACTTCTTCTGATACTTTTGATATTTTGCCGTGTACTTGCTGATGCGCGGGTTGGTCAGCTTTTGCTCTCTGGTGAATGTTGTGTCGATCTCATCCATGACCGCCATCATCAGGTTGCACCATACGGGGAGGCCGTTTGCAATGGCATAGACATTCATCCCTCCGAACACCGCCTCGCTCACAGGCGCATCAAATACGCCATCGATGATACCGCGCATCTCCGCATCCCGCTCCCTGGCAAACTCGAAGATTTCCTTCTTGTCCGCCATCTTCTCAATCTGAGCCTTGTAGCTCTCCTGCTTCTTGTCCAAGTCCTCAAAAGCAGAATACAGACGCTCTACAAAATTGCTGTCAGTTGGGTTGAAGGATACTTCACACTTTCCATTTAATGAATAGGCAACGAGTCCGCTATCAAAATTCAATTCTTTCATGTGTTAGACCCCTACTTCTTCCGTTGTAAATGTGACTGTTCCGCCGCTAATAGATGCTGTTCCAACAGTCCGTGTTCCTCCATAGGTCACATCAAGAGGCATTCCGATGGTGCCGCCCCCTTCTCCTCCGAGCCCACTAGGAAGAATGGAACAGGAAGAATACCGCTCCGCAAACACCGCCGTGTTGGCTGTTCCTGCATACAGATGAACTATCAGCATATCTTGGTTCATCAAAGCATTGACATTCTGATCTTTGATAGCCAAATTCCAAATCTTCTTCTGTGCCGCATCGTCTGCATCCAGTTCACACGGATCAAATGTCTGAGTAATTGTAGGCTTCTTTCCATTTGTGTAAGTATTTCCGAAAATATCCACTTTTGTTTCGGTTTGCCAGTCGTATTCAGAGGAGCTGTCCTCCACTCGCTTGCCGATTGGAGACCACTTAGGTGTCTCATTTTCCCCTGTGTTTAGATAAGCAATCAACATTTCTCGGCCCACGGTCTGGCCGGGCGTGGTGTTAAATGTTAAATCAGAATTAGGCATTTTGCTTCTCCTTTCACACGCCGACCTCATAGGTCAGCTTCATTAAAATCTGGTAATCCTCAATGCCCCCCTCATAGGAGGCGAATTTGGAAGATTGGGTTGTCGGCTCTACCTTCAGCGCACGAACCCCATCTCCAAGGTCGGGCAGGTTCTTCCTGGCCCAGTCCCCGAAGTGGTTCAGTAGCTCGTCTGCTTCCAATCTCCGGTCGTTGCTGTTTCCAGGCTTGATGCGGTAGATCAGTTTGAATTGATACTCCGCCTGGTATCCGCCCAAAATGTACTGCTTGGTAATATAGGTCCCCTGGATGGTGGACATGGCCATGGCCGTCTCTTCCCCGATGGCAATGTCCAGCGATTCGTACTTGATCATTGTGACCGGCTTCTCTGGGAAGGTGTTCACCCACACATTCATGGAGCGGGAAATCTTGTCTACCTCTTCCGCCGTTGCCAGCATCCGAGGCTTTTCTTTTTTTTCAGAGATCACGCTTCACCGCCTTGTCCGCCACACGGACCCACTTCTCTATGTTTTCTGCCTTGCTGGCCTCGAACCAGTGGGATTGTGCCTGTCCGTGCATGGCCTTGCTGAATACCAGGTTCTTGTCCGTCAGCACCTTTGTGCTGCCTTTCTGTGCGTAGCTGCTGCCTGTAGCGGGATCTACCATCAGCTTTCCGTGGTATAGGTAACGAGATTGTGGCCCAGGATAAATAACTCTGGAACCATCCACCCGAGTCCTCCGGTCCAGATCCCCTGTCAGCGCCGGAACATATGGCGATGTATCCTTGCGGACCTGTACTGCCACTATGTGGGCTGCTTTATCGCTTGCAGATGAAACTTTTTCGCGCAGTGAATCCAGGCCGGACGTATGCACATTGAATTTCAACATCAGGCTCCACCTACTTCCCAGTGGGACATCTCCCCCCCGAAGTCCTTGAAGTCAACCGTTTTCACGTCATAGACGTAGTCATAGGCGGCTGATATCTTCTGGCTGCTCCAGTCCGGGTGGATGGCCTTCCCCTTGACGAAAAAGGTGTTCTGGCCGGGAGATAGGGTCCACATCCCGTTCCGGCTCTCGCCGTTCCAAAACTCCACGGGTCCAACGTAACGCTTCTTCTCGCCGGTCACACCGTCAGTGGCGGATGCGTTGGCTGGTATGTAGAGCGTCACGGAATCGGCATCTACAAGCCCACTTTCGTTGACGTTTTTCCCCTTCACGGCATCCAGAAGAACCCCCTCCAGCACCGTGATGTGATTGATTGTTCTCTCCTCCAGAGTAGCCGGATCAGTCTCCACCGACACATTGTAGAGTGTCGCAGTATGGGGAAACATACTCAAGCGTAATACCCCCTTGCCCGTAAAAGCCCCGTTCCAGCAAGGTACATCTGCGCCGTGTTCATAAGGGCCGCCTGTGCGCCTTCTGTTGCGCTTAATGCCTCTTTTGCACTGGAGCCACCGGAGCGGTAGGTCTTAGACCAGCTCCCTACAGTCTGGCTTTGCAGTTCTCCTGTCTCTCCGGAATTGGAGGCGGCAGACAAGCTATTATTCGCCAGCACTCTGGCGTTCTCGATTGTCTGGTAATCATCCGCAACAGCACAGCAAGCCATTTTCAGCGCATCCAGGTCGGGATATTTTGCCGCTCGGCCCATTGTGGCGTAGTCCAGAAACGCACTCGCTCTAGTTGCCATCCTGGTCCAGTCCTGCGCCGTGATGGAGTTTCCCCAGTACACGTTTGTGTAGTAGCTGTAATCAGCGTAGATCATCAGACTGCCCCCTGGAGCACAGCTAAAATATCGGCCTTTTTCATGGAGCTGCTGACACCCTCCACGCCATTCTTCTCCGCATAATCGAGCATTTCTACCCGTGTCATGCTGGAAAAGTCAGTCGTGGAGAGTGAAGCCGCGCTCAGCAGCTCAGTTAACCCCCCGAGATCTCGTCAGGCTTTACAGAAGCCACAAACAGGCCATTGGGGTCGGGCAGGACCGGGATGAACAGGCCGGTCGCCTTCGTCCACACCGCCACAGGGTCAGGAGTCGCCCACTGGGTGATCGTGATGTATTGGTTCGCAGACTTCTCGTTGTACTGTCCGTACTCTGCCTCCTCGGGAGACACGCCCCACAGGCCGACGCCCATCTGCGGCACAGCGGTGAAGGTGATCTTGTCCTCCGGGTAAAAGCGGTGGGTCGCCTCGGTGCCGTCCGCCTTCTGCGTCTTGTACCGCAGGTCATAGGTGGTGATGGTTCCAAACCCAAAGAGCTGGGAGAACAGGCCACGCAGCCGCTCGTTGGGAACATAAGTGCCCTGACCGACGGAACCAAAGATAAGGGTCTGGATTCCCTTGTTGGTAGCCAGCTTGCGGACCACCTTGTTGGAAGTGATGGCCTCGTTAATGGTATAACCCATGTCAGCGGCCTGATCCACGATGGCCTGGAGCTGGCCAATAATATCCGCATCGGCAGACAGGTCCAAGTCAAAGGCCAGGTTTTCGGCAGGGACGCCATAATCAACAGTCATTTTCAGACGGTTCTCGTTGATGTTCATCTTTCCGGTGGAAAGCACGTCCATCTTGGCGACCTCAGTGCGCACCTTCACAGCATCCGCCATCAGGCGCATATCGTCGAAGACATAGCGCACGATGGCGTCATCGGCGTAAACACCAGATTCAAACAGCAGGCGCACCCGCTCGGTCTGATTGATCTTGCGCTTGATCAGCAGCTTCTCGACCTCCATCTTGTCAAAGGTGGGCCGGGAGCCGATTTCCGCCTCGGTATCAAAGGCGTGTACCGTAGCCATCACGGGCAGTGTAGCGCCGTTGGCCAGCCGCAGATACTCAGCCTTGAGATTCTCGGTCTTCTGGTCAGGGAAAATCCGGTCACCCAGGTAGGCCGGGCGTGCAACGGACAGGTTCTGGGAAAAATCCAGTCTGTCGGAATCGGAAATAAGAGTTAAAATATCAGCCATTTGTCAATCCTCCTTTAAACCGAGGGAGTCCATACAGGATACAGTTTCACATCTTTGGTCACCTTGACCGAGGTAACGGCAGGCCCACCGCTGGTTAGCGCCCATCCGGTCTGTGTATTACTGGACTTAGTCAGCGGGTAATCCGTAGAGACAGGGGCATAGCTGCCATCCTGGTACTCATTGGCGTCAACCGGAGGCGTGCCCGTACCATCATCCTTTTCATAGGTCACGGTATAGCCGCGGGAAACTTCGGGCGCGTCTACAAACACGATACCGGAAGCCTTCAGATGGGTCTCAGCGGCGCTTTGTACATCCAGCAGCTCCTTCAGCACACGGCCTGCCAGCATGACGCTGCCCTCATGGTCGCCGTGGGTCACATCAACATCGGTAAACACGATGCCGACGGCGCTTGCGTCGTTGGAGGGGTACACTGTGCCGGCGGCAACGATCTTGTTGCCATACTCATCCGCAACGCCCATAGTGTTGGGGATCTGATAGGTTTTCAGCACGAGGCCAACCTCGCTCTCCAGGAAGTTGGGCCGGAACGTGCCATTCACTCTGTAAAAATGAGACATTCGTTTCACTCCTTAGTCGTAGTTTTGGGTGTGTACATTTGGTTGAACTGTTTGGCGTACATCGCCCCTTTGCTCTCGCTGGAGGGCGGTCCGCCAGGTCCCACAGGCTTGACAAAGGTGGGGGCAGGCTTGTCGCTCTGAAAGGCCGCCGGGTCGCTTTCCTGCTGGGTCTTGAGATAAGCTTCAAAACCATCCAGAGCGCCATCCTTAACAGACAGGCGGTTGGCCGTCAGGTCGGCAACGAACGCCTTTTCCGCCGCCTTGGAACTAAACTTCACGCCCTTGTCAGCAATAGAGCGGTGCACAGCGTCCGCATAGTCACGGTCGGCGATCTGCTTCTGGTACTGCTCGGTCTCCGTGGTGTACTTACTCTGTAAGTCGGCAAGCTGCTGCTTGACGCTGTCCACATCACCGGCAGACTTTTTCAGTTCTTCCATGTCTTTATCCCGCTGGGCAAGCTGCTCCTGCGCTGCGGTCAGATCAGTTTTCGCTGTCTCCGCCGCCTTTTTATAGCGTTCAATGTCTTTTCCGTTGATGGCCAGCACCCTGTTCGCCTGTTCCTCTGTCAGTCCAATTTCAAGCAGTTCTTCGGTTTTCATACTATCTCCTTTGCAGCTAGGCTTTTTAGGTCGTTGCCGTGACCCACCGCCCCGCACTTTTAGGCTTGCGGATAGCCAAAATTGATTGATTTTCCCGTAGTTTAACGACTTCGGTCGGTCAAATGTTGTATAAAATCCGCAAATGCGGGTTTTACCAAAAGAAAAAACGTGGGCAACTACCAAGAAAATCTCAGTAGTTACCCACGCTCGGGTCTTCCGCCTCAACGCTTAGAGGCGGGAGCAATATTTAGTTATTATTCAATTCTTGATATAGCCGTTCCAATTCATCCTCTGTTTTCTCTCGTGGAACAGCATCGCCTTTAAGATGAATACCACATCGATCACAATACATTTCGTTTTCTGTATAGGGCATGTCTGATCCACCAACAAAAGTTGTTCTATACCCCAAAAGTCCACCGCATTTATGACATATATAATTATTCACAGCTTCACTTCCTCCCGCTTGATATGTATAATTTTAACACCATTTTTCACGGGAATCAACTCAACGCGGCTACCTTTGGATAGAAGTGCTTCGATTACGCATTTCGCTTTATCATCCAATAATATCGATGCGTTCAATTTCGTCCTCCGTAAATCCAATCAGAAAACCGCTTTCATTCTCTACGTCGAACTCCAGAAATTCATTCTCATCATCGTCAAAATCATAGTCATATCCGTAGAGTGTTCCAACCGTTTCGCGTCCGCTTGTGGAAAAAACTTTAATTTTCTTTCCGAAGTAAATCTCAGGATTTTCAATTATCATTTTTTCCACCTCCCCGAAAATGGGACTCCATGGGTACCGCTTTTGCTGTAATGGATTTTGATGCTTTTTGCAATTATTATATCACCGTTTCTATTGATTGTATAGCCAATTTCTTTTCCAGCATCAATAATTTCTGTGTTTTTCCACTTTGTAAAATCATCTGTAAAAATGATTTTCCCGCTGCCCGCCTTCGCGTTTATGATCGCTTGCAACTCCTCCATAGAAACCGTTATTACACTTCTACCCGGTATAGCCATACCAGCCATATGCCGCGCTTGTTTCTCTGGATTGATTTCCAACGGATACCCACCGCTTCGGATCGCCTGCCTGATCGGTGCTTCCGCATCGCGCTGTATTTTGAGAGCTGAAGCCATTTGCTCAGATGCCACATCGGTATAGGTAACCTTCATCCGCTCCCGCTGTAACGGCAGCCCCGCCGCCTCACTGAATGCCTCGTATTCCTTGTTCAGGCGTCGGATTCGGGCTGTTACCGCATGGGCATCCTCTTCCAGTCCTGCGGCCTTGTATGCGGTCTGCTGTCTCTTCAGCTTGCGGACAGTCCGCTCGATCTTCCGTTGCTTCTGTGTGGCCTCATAAGCCGTGTAGTGCTTGCCCTCAAAATCCACGTCGTGACCATCGTCAATGTGGGCCAGTTCCTCGTCAGTATAGGTGCGCTCCATCACACCATCCACAAATGGGTGAAAGCTGTGCTAATGGCGGCAGTTAGCTCCAAGTATTCCAGTTACAGAGCCATACCCACATGTTTCAGCAAAATCAGGATAATCTGCCATCCATATCACCCCCCTTAAGGCGCAAGCAAAATGCACTTTAATATTGCTTTTTGTCTGATTTCATGGTAAAATAGACCACATAGGAGATGATACTTTGGCAAACAAACTTATTGATTTATGTGGTAAGCGTTTTGGGAATTGGACTGTTCTGTTTCGATCATCTGCCCCCGGAAATCGTCCAGTTATGTGGAGATGTAAATGTGACTGTGGCGTTGAACGGGATGTATCTGGAGATGCTTTGCGTTCAGGCAAAAGTACGTTTTGTGGGAAGTGTAATAAAAACAAGTCCCCTCTTTTCTTACGTCGACATACAAACCGCTTGTACCATACATGGTCAGAAATGCGGCGAAGATGTAATGGAAACGCAACAAACAAAGCGTACTATAAGGGAAAGGGCATCTCTTATTGCTCAGAGTGGAAAGATTTTGATGTTTTTGTTGATTGGGCAATAAGAAGCGGATATAAAGATGGATTAGAGATTGATAGGATAGACGGAGATAAAGAATATTCTCCCGAGAACTGTCGATGGGCAACTCACAAGAAAAATTCGAGAAACAGAAAAGCGAGGAAAAATAATACAACTGGCGTTGCTGGAGTATATGAACGTCTAAGAAAAGACGGCGTTATTGTCTATCGGGCATCAATAGCGACTGACCAAGGGAAAATAAACCTTGGCACTTTTTATGCACTTGAAGATGCGACGGCGGCAAGAAGGGCCGCCGAGCTGAAATATTGGGGGTTTAACATCGGCGAGTAATCGCCGGTGTTATTTTTTGTCCCACTTAAAGATTTTCCCTTGCCATTTTTTATGATTTTCCCATCCCATGGGCCCGTCAACATCTCGGGCTCCTATGTGTGCCGAAACTTCAACTAAATTTGTGTTCAAATATTCCATCGATTGCTCTGCGTATTTTTGGCACAGCTGAGATACACCCGTCATCACTGCACGGCGGGCCGCTACGTCGATATGGTCCCGGTGGCCGCTCTCATAATCCACCATGCGGAGGCCGCTGTCTGCCAGCTGCTTGACGGCGCTCTTGATGGCCTGATTATAGGAGATTGCCCCGCTCATGATCTGCATCTCCGCGCTGTCCATCGCCCACTGATAGGCTCTGGCATAGGGCAGCATGGTCCGCCCGTTGTCCACCAGGAAGCCCATGGATCTGGTCAGGTTGCCGACCTCTCTCTGCGCCTGCGCCATGATAGTGGCAATATCTACGGCGCTCACCAGCATCTCAGGGGCTGTTACGCCCGCAAGGTCTATGACCTCCCGGTAATACCTCTGGTTCCGCTCCACCACCTCGTCCAGCAACTTGTCCAGCTCCCGACGGGAGATGTTGGCGGTGCGCTGGATGGCTTTCTCAATATCGCCCAGGTCGATACCGTGGGAGCGCAGCGCTCGGATATCCTGTACCGCCACTTCGTTCAGCTCACCGGCGATTTTCAGGCGGGAACAAATTTCATCCAGAAGTTTCAGTTCAAGGGAGCGGTACAGCTCCGCCAGCTCTTCCGGGAGGGAGTCTAATAGTTCTGGAGTGAAGGGATATTTCATTCAATCTCCTCTTCCTCCTCGTCCGTCATATCCTCCATCTTGGGGAGCATCTTCTTTGCTGTGGCCTCGTCCTCGTTGTACCACTTAGCCCGGTACTCCCAGTCGTTCATCACACCCATGGACATATCTTGGCGGTCGTTGGCCCGCTCCTTCTCCTTTGCGTCAGCGTCATCAAGGATACTATCGCCCCAAGAATAGGTGACCTCATAATCACCAGCAGGAGCCAGATTATAAAGCGTGGCATACACATCCATGGCATAGATCAGGCTGTCAAAGGTGTGCTGCAATGCTTTCTGGATGCTGTCGATGGTGGCAAACATCCGCTGCTTGCTGTTTCGCACTTCGGTTGCCGTCTTTTCCACGCTCTGCGGGTCAGACAATGTTCCATAGGATAATCCTACCTGAAATTCGATTTGTTTCAGGATATTTTGCAACCCACGGTAAAGTGGTTCATCCCGAAACTCCGGCTCAAACTGTTCGAAGAATTTCCCATCCCGAGAGAACGGAGCGATCTCAAACAGGCGCTTATCGAAATCCCTGGCCACTGTTTCTGCCGCATCCATGAATATCTTTCTCTGGCCACTCTCGTACTCCCAACGAATCAGGTCCCACTGCTCGTCCGCTCTCCGGATGAGGTCTACCACAGAGCCGCCATAAATAGACATCCCAGTCTGGTCGTCCGTGTCCACATTGTTGGACTGCGGCGGTTTAAAATAAGCGAACAGAGGGCCGTCCAGGTTTTCTATCTTGACTTCTGGCTGGATGTCCGCCCAGTCCAATACCTCGTTCAGATCCGCCGCAGAACCAACCGAACCGCTGCTGTCGCTGTGATATGCCTTGTTCTGGATGGTATATGTAGTACCCTCTAGGCTGTGATACTCTAGGCGGACATAGTATTTGTCGTTGACCTGCGCCTTTTCTCGGAAAACACCACCGACACAAACGCCCGCCGCATCAAATTTCGTCGGTTGAAAAGCTGCCGCGCTGGTAGCATCCACCAGGACGCGATTGCCGTAGATATACGGCTTGAAGGCAATCCCGCCAACCGCAAGCCCTAATTCAAGCTGGCGGAGAAGATTCTCCTGTGCTGCCTTGAACTGCTCGTTGCAATATTCTGCCCGTGCGCTCCCTGCAATGCTCACCGTAAGCTCGGACAGCGTTGGCCTCACCAGCTCCCGGCAAATTGCCGCAGGAAGCCCCATCGGCACCACAGGCGGCACAGCCCACGGCGGCTGATTGATGTACATGGCGTACCACAGATTGATGTTTCGCTCCATGGTCTGGCCTGTCGCAGGTCTCACGCCAAACTCCCGCTGTGTCACCGCCTGGGGAAATATAAAGTTTTTCAATCGGCCCCACAGGCCGGTGATAATGCTCATGCGATTTCTCTCCACATAACCGTATTAGAAAAATACCTTATCATATCCATGGCGTGGTCGTTCTCTTTGATGACTTTGTCCTCTCCAGCATCCCCATCCCACATGTAGGATTGAAATTCCCGAAATGTATTCTCACAGCTTTCATGAAACTTCAGCCGCCCAGTCTGGAGCAAAGTGGCCGTCAGCCGGATTCCATTTAGTACAGAGTTATCAGCATCCCAAACAGCGAACTTTCCGTGTCGGTGTATGCACTCCCTAAAGCTGGCCGCTGAAGGGTCAACAATGACGCGCTCTATTTTCTTACCTTCGGCAAAAGCCTCCAGGTCTTGATAATACTCTTCGTCCGTCTTCTGCTTTCTCTTGGCCCGTCCATCGTAGTAATACTCCTTCATCATGACCGCCTCTCCACGATGGACACGCCATAGGCCCATTGCTGTGGGATTTGCGGTGCCGTAGTCAATGGATATGTAGTACACGCCCGGACCGTCTGGCTTGCCGTGGACGGTATGCTTGTTCATGCTGAACATCGGATATACAAGCCCCTCCGCCTGACGCCAAAGCCCCAAGATATAACGGTCGTAATAAACCGTCCCGGCGTATTCCTTTTTGAGTTCTTCCACTACGTGGCTTGGAAGCACACCGTCATCGATTACATAGGACTGTTGGTAGATGTCCGCATCACTATCCAAGAATTTCTTGAACCAGTGTCCCGGGTTGTCCGGGTTGCATGTCCCGTCAAAGTGAGAATGTTCACAGCGCAGACGGCTTTTGAGCATCTGGAACACGTCCTCGCTCCAAGTTGTCACCTCGTCTCCGTACACATATTCGAAGGTGGCCCCCTGTATGCGGGAGACATGCTTCTTGTTGTCTGCTCCGAGAGCATAAACCTTTTTCCCAAACAGCTCCACCGTGTTGTCACTGCGGATATTTCCAACATTCCCAGACCACCATTGCCGCATGGGTTCCAAAATATTTCGTTCCAAGGTTCCTCTGGTGTTGCCCAGCAGTACCAACAGACCTTCACCTTTTGCGGCAAATATGCGCTGCGGGATAATCACGGTAAAATCAAGAAAACTTTTCCCGCTACCTGTTGCCCCAGTCTTGACGTTCCACCGATGGTTGCAGTTTTTCAGGTACTCCAACTGCTTTTCAGTCAACGGCACTTGGAATCCCCTCCAAAAGTTCGCGCGCTTTTTTCAGCGCATCTGTGTCACCTGGAGTTTCCGGCTTATCCCTCCACTTGTCGGGTCTGCGGTTTTTGAGCCAGAAGATCTGAGCGGTGGTATCAGCTGGGACGTGGCGGATTGTCTGGATGATCTTCGTACCATCTTTATCAGACTTTTCGATTCTTTGTTCCTGATAGTCATACCCAAGTGCGCGCTTTAACAGTGCATTTTCTACTTGTATGTCCACAACTTCCTTGCCCTTTTTTAAGGCCTCGGAAATCTTAGGGTATTTGTTCTTCCAGTCGTACAAAGTTGCTGGGTTTATCCCCATCTTCCCGGCTAATTGCTCGTCAGTCAGGCCATCTCTGGCCCAGCCCTCCAACAGCAAGAGCCCATCCGGTTCCAGCCACCGTTGATATTTGCCTTTTGCCACAATGGGCTCACCACCTCTCGTTCAAATCATCGGCCCAAAAACTCATTGATAAAAAACTGTTGCCCTTTTCCCGTCACCTTCGGAGTCTTGTTCACCGTAACATGCCCATCTGCATGGGTGACGCTGGTCTCCTTGATTTCAAACAAGCCCATTTCCATGGACCGCTGTGTGGGCATGTTGTAATCCGTCCCCGCCCTGCGAATCAGATAGCCGTTGTTCCGCATCCAATCAAAGAGGCGGTTCTGCCCGGTGTCCACGCCGTTCTGCTTCAGCAGCTTAGCCAGTTCCCCCACCAGAATGGAGGTCTTGGAGGCGGCCACCGAATCAGCAAACAGCACCTTCGGGCGGTTAACTGCGTTTTCCTCTTCCAGTGCCTTGATTTTCCTGTCGGCAATCTGTAAGGCTCGGGCCATCACCTTTTCAGGGCTGTTCCATGCCTTTTCCATCTGGAGAAAATACTGGCGTGCTAACTTTCCATTCTCATTCCGTTGGATCATACAGATCTCTTTGGCCATATCGATAGAGAGGACAGCATCGTCAACCATGCGCGAAACCATACGGTTTCCTTCTTGCCGAACCTGCTCATTTTTGAGAAGGTTGAAATCCTCCCCTTCAGAGAACCCGTATTCGCACATCCGGGGGAACCAGTCGGCGTATTTCGTGCCGACCTCCAGGAACTCATGCAGTTCCCGTGCCGATACAGCAGGCCGATCACCAGAAAAGTCTACTTTGATTAGTTCGTTCATGTAGATACCACCCTTTCTATTTTGTTTCCCACCTTTATGTTGACCCAGGGCAGAGGAGTAAGGTGGCACCTCCCTTTTCGGCCCGTCGGCCTAGCCCTGGATTTCAACCAGTCTATTCCCGTCCCCGTCTCGTGCAACAGGGCGCGGTATATATACCCCTTTCGGGGTATGCTGCGGGTTTGGTCAGGCTTTCCGCGGGCCTGTATGTAATCCGCTATGCGGTATCACATCTTTAAGTGTTCCGGTCTTTCCCGGATGCCATTCCCTGCTGGTGGCCAGTTATTCCCCCGGTAGGGCCACTCCGCGCGACACCTTAGCGTTTCGAGGCGTTACTCTCTCATCGGGCGCTGAAAATCCGGGGCTAGATGTCTCCTGCACACAGGGAAGTTGGAGACCCACGCTGGTGCCACCGCCCGCCTCATGCGGCGAGGAGAGGCATATATTCCCGGCAGCAGGAGGCCGACTGCCGGGTATAGGAAGGAGAAAGAGATAGGGAGCACAGGGTATGCCCCCATGCTCCCATTGTCGCATAAATTCAGATTGTGATTCCTCAAAAAGGAGGAATTATCAAATTCTTCTATGAGACGATAAAGGTTTAACTACACACGGATAATCTGTCCGACCAAGCAGGTAATCTGTTGATACTTCGAAATAGTCAGCTATTGCCTCTAGTGCATCCGCTCCAGGCTTTCTCTCTCCAAGTTCATACCTTCTGATTTGGTCAGGCGATATCCCGCATAAATCAGAGAGTTTATATCGGCTCAAGCGGTTCCTCTCTCTCATTCTCCTCAGCCTCTCCGGGAACTCGTTCAAGGGCTATCCCTCCTCGTCCATTAAGTCAAGGATGTAGGTCTCTAAAGCAGCTTCGACATTAAAGCTTCTGGAAAACAGCTTCTTATTTTTCGTCTGTCGAAAAGTCGTGATTGATATGCCAACCGTATCATCAGGGACTTGGAGCTTGTACTCTTTCATTGTCCGCCCTCCATCCCCATAAACTTCCGGCACATGGCCGCAACCTGGATGGCCTCGCAGGCAAGTCGGACTGCGGCGTTTTGTAGTTCTTTTGGCTCTGTTGGAACGTTGCACTTTGTTTGTCTCCATAAGCAATTCAGGCAATATTGCATGGCATCAAATTCGCCCTCGCACTCTTCCACTTCTTCCAGAATCACCGCATATCCCTCATGCGCCGAATGAAACTGCGGGAACCGCTCGTTGGCGGCGGTAAGCTCCTTGTCCACCAGGGCTCGAACGTCGTTTTCGATAACGTTCATTCCTTCACCTTCTCTCTCAGCCTATTCAGATAAAACAGTGCTTTGTCCAGGTCCTGTGCTTGATTTCCTTTGAGCGGAGACCTCCAGATATACTTGACCGCCTGCCATGCCAGACCGGCCTGCACTGTGTCCTGGTATCCCATGACCATGCTCTCTAGCGCGTCTATGCACTCGACAGACCCGGCGGTGTAGTGGGGCGGGTGTTGGACCATGTCTGGCCGATCTCCAAAAACGCTGACCAAATATTCGTCTGGCACTGCAAAATTTTCTTCGCTCATTCCACACCTCCGATGATCTCGTCAAGGGTGACGGACTGACCTGACTTGATTTCTGGAAATAGCGAGCTTTCAATATCTGCAATCCACCCATCTTCGGCTCCAGTTATGCCTAAAACTTTACTGCCTCGCAACCGCTCAATGTGTGTTGCTTCGGGGAACAGCGCGCTAATTATCTTTGCTGATTCCACCTCCTGCTGGGTGAAGTGGGGCTTGCGTGGATACTTGATGCCCAGTGCCTCCAAAACACGTCGTACAGTCACGCGGTCATACTCTTTGACATTCTCCGGCAGTTCTTGGTACGGGAGCATATCGGGATGGTCATCAATTCCCTGGCGTTTCTTCTCTTCCCACCATTCGTTATGTACTGCCTCACAGATTTTTTCAAATTCGTCACCCAGCACCTCACAAATTCTCGGTTTGTCCATGTTGTCCTCCTCCTTTACCGGGGTACAATTTGTACCCTCATTTGATCCGTTACAATCTGAATACCGCTTAAAGACTTGGTGTATTGCAAATTGCTTCATTGTTTACACCTCACCCTGCATCAAACATGATTTCTGGCTTACACAGAATTTCCTTTTTAAGAATTCCATCTTTCTGTTCAAACGGGATGCTTATTTGAAATTCCGGGCGAAAGTCCCCGTCTCCGTCCGCATAAAACCCGACAAACGATGAGTGTCCAACGGAACCACAGTGTTCCATCCATTTTAGCATCGAGCAAAAATCATCAACCCATCTCTGGTTCATGGTTGCTGTGATTGTAAATGTAACCTTGCTCATTTTCTTTCCTCCCAACCCTCGCAACATTGGTCTGCGTCTGTAAAATCCGCACAGTTCGGAGAATCCCCGTTAAAGCACACGCCCTGATAGTCCTCGTACCAGGCGCAGGTGGCGCAGCACTTAGTCATGAGCGGCCTCCTTGTTCATGCGAGTGCCGCACCACGGGCAGAAAGTAGCACCCTTGTCTCCATCATCGCTGTACTCTTTGCACTCCGAACAATACGGGATTTTTCCTGGTTCAAAAATCCATCTCCCGTGCCTGACCTCCGCAACGTCGGCGGTGGGGATAGACGTAATATCCTTGACAATATGTAGTCGCTCATCTACTCCAGAGTAATATTCCTCCAGGACTTTCAGCACGGCCGCCCTCTCGATGTATTCCTTCATTCCTCCGCCTCCCACTGTTTCTTCATATCCTCGTACAGTTCATCTATTTTTTTGTTCCATCCCCTAAGCTTCCA